CAGGGTTTTGGAAATGATGCATGAAAACAGATTTTATTATCTTGGATTCAAACAACCAGTGAAAAGACCAGTGCAGCTACCACAGTCGGCTTTGATAAGGTGGGACTATCTGGCTAAACGATCTGGTTCGAATATCCCAACATGATAAATATCAATGCAAAAATTGAATCTATGGGATTCAACTTAGACGATGTTTCTACGTCTATGTCTGCCACGCTAAAAAAATCAGTTGGGAATCTTGCAATCGCTGCCAGAGAAGAATGGGTGAGGAGAGCCCAGGCGAGACTTAAAACTGCGAGAGAAACTTATGTCAGCGGGTTGAGACAGGCGACAAGTTTTAAAATATCAGAGAGGGGTGAAATCATGACCTTCGAGATATCACTCGTCGGTCGGATGCCAAATAATTTTGAGTTTGGGATGCCGTCTTTTGATATGAAGTCCGCTCGTCCCGGCTGGCTTGGTGGTAGTAAAGCAAAGACCGGGGAAGATGGTAAAAAATATATCACTATTCCGTTTCGTCATTCAACTTCAAGTGGTGCCAGACTTGATTATTCTGGCAAGGCAGCCAAGGCGAATTTGAAGACCGAACTCAAGAAGGTCGTAAGGGAATACGGTCTCCAGCGAATGATTAAAGCCGCCACTGGACAGCCACTCCAAGGGGTTGTGAAGAGAGTTCCGAACCTCCCCAAGATAGGGCAAATCGCTAGAATTTTTTCAAAGGCTTCTCATCACCCCTTGAGTGGTCTTGCGAGGATACAAAAAACTTATCGTGGTGCGACACAAGGAACTCTTATGACGTTCAGAGTGATGAGTGAGAATTCCGCTTCAGATAAGTGGATACATCCTGGTTTGCCAGGGGTAAAGTTGTTACCTGAAATTGAAAAATGGGTTGATGCCGAACTTGAACCTTTATTGAGAACTGTGCTGGGCACACCATAATGTTTAATCCGAACACTCTTCGTTATCCACCACAACCCTCAGAGCTACAGGACTACCCTGGACTTTTCCCAGTTGATTTTATTTTAGAGACGGTGCTGAGAGCTGGGATTGACTGGTTTAAAACCGATCCTAAAGCCCCATCATCGGTGTTTGGGAATCTTAAAGCCCCTTGGTTGGCGGTAAAATATGGGGAAGGGAAAATAAAAGAGATCGCTGATTTCATAAAAAAATACGAGATTCGAATTGTTCAACATTGGGCTTTGATCGACCAACAGCTCCCCACACTTTCAATCCAGCTTCTCGATGGGAACGAAATAGAAGAACGCGCAGCGTTAGCAGATCATCAGGGGAGCCTTGATGTCCTCGATGCAGATGACATGGTAAAGGGCAGACGCGACGTTGGTTACAGTCCGATTATCGACAATATCCACATTGGGATTCATAATATAAACACGCCTGATTTAACTAAATACCTGTACTATTTGGTTATTTATATCCTAAACGCCTTTAAGCCACAGCTTGAAGAAAGAGGGCTCCAGCTCGGGACTTTTAGAGCGACAGACCTTTCAAGAATGAATGATTATTTACCAGAGAATATGTACTCGCGATTCGTTAATTTCACGGTCTTTTCGATTGCCAGATTTGACAAGGGTGACGTGCCAATTATCGAGAAGATTATTGGATTACACTTGGATGAGAATCCAGTTTTTCAAGAGGGTTCCGATATAGACTTGGAGACGGGGATAACCGTCACTCCGAAGGGGGATTAAGTGGCTGAAGAGAAAAAATCTGCCGCACCGAGCAAGGTTGAGGTAATAAAGGCTTCTAAAATGCCTCAGTGGCAGAAGGATGCTTATCTAAAAGAATTACATGGTTTGAAAAAAGAAAATGACCAAGTACCCTTTCTTGTTTACGCCAAAATCCGAAAAATTAGAGAGAGCTTGATTAGACCAATGCTTGCTTACCCAAAAGCGGTCAAAGTCGAGATAGCGTCACCCAGAGAGTGGGATGAAATTTTTAAGAACTTTTGAAGGAGATAGAATATGGCAATCGTAAGAACATTTAATGGCGCGGCGATTATCAAGCCTGGTGCCTATTCTAAAATTGTAGTTGAAAACCTAACCGGGTTCCCGCTCTTACCCACTGGGACTGTGGGAATCGTGGGAGAAGCTGTTGGGGGCAAACCAAGAGTCCTCGATATTCTTTCTCGCGAAGGCATCCAAGATGCAAAATCCAGGTACAAGTCAGGACCAATCGCAGATGTCCTTGAGCTTTTGGTCAATCCTTCAAATGATCCCCGTATCGCAAACGGTGCGAGCAAAATTGTTGTCTACAAGGTAAACGATAGCACTCAGTCTTCTACAAATTTGCAAAATATCGATTCTGTAAATCAAATCCTTTTGAAATCCAAAAACTATGGTGACGATGAAAACAACGTGAGTGTTGTTGTCTCTGCGGGCTCAGTCTCAGATTTAAACGCAACCATTTTCGGTTCGGTTGCCGGTCCCTATGTTTTGGCTGGTGGTGAAACTCTCCTAGTGAGATCTAACAACACGAACTACGTTTTCACGAATACCCTGGTCGGTGCAGCGGTAGCAGCTTCGGCTCTTATCACCGAACTTAATACGGCAGCACGATGGTCTGGCTCATTAAAGCCAGTCATCGCCTCGGCTTCTGCCACTCTTACAAACGCGATTGATCTCGCGCTTGATCCACTGGTCGTTTTATTGAGCGCGAAGGATTATGGATATCTCAAAATAGATGCGGCTTCCACACTAGACACTATCACTGGGCATATTGGTTCCGCTCGTGGTCGCAAGGGAAGTCGAATCCTTACTTTCAGAAAAGGGACAACGGTTGAAACTCTTCAAGAGGTTTCGGTACTTAATCAGATGAGCCTCCTCTACACAGGAGCCGGGACCGCAGCGGCTTTGACCATTCAAGATGTCGCTGGAGAAATGAAATTTACCACAAGTGTCACTGGTGTTCCGGCTGACAATTTGAGTTTTGTTCTAAAAAATGTGGATGGGAAAGTTCTTCTCACTCTTCAAGAACTTGTTGATCGTATCAATGATGTCGCCAATTGGACCGCAGTTGTTCTTTCTCAAAGTCCAGATGGGGATGCAGATCAATTGGATTATTACAATGCCATGCAGGTAAAGGATGTCGCTGGAGTATTAAAACGAGATATTCGAGATACTGTAGACACAGTAAACTCCTTAAGCCAGTACGCTGAAGCGACAAAAATTTCTAATGTTTATAAAGAACTTAAAACCTACAGTGCAAAAAAGTTTTTCATTGGCGGGACAGATGGTTCTTCTGTAAATGCTGACTGGGCAGACGCCTTTGAAGCTCTGAAAGAAGAGCGAATCAACGTCGTAGTCCCTTTAATCTCTAAAGATCAAGGGGCACTTTCAGTCGATTCAATCAATGCATCGGCTGCGGCTCATGCAGCTTATGGTTGGTCAACCGTTGGTCGAAACGAGAGACACGCCTTTGTTTCAAAACTTGGGACGAAAGATGAATTCAAAGATGCCGCCCGCGCCACGAATAGCGCGTTCGTCTCAATGGTTGGTCAACAAGTAGAAGTGCTGGATCGTTTCGGAACACTGAGTTTCTTAGATCCACATGCGTTTGCCTGTATCTGCGCCGGACTTCGAGCGGGAGCTGAAGTGGGAGAGCCACTCACTCATAAACTTATTCGCGTGAATAACATGCGGGTACTCGATGGTAGTTGGAACCCGAAGAAAGACTACGCTGAAATGATCGAAGCCGGATGTCTTATCGGCGAGGCTCTTGATTCGGGTGGTTTCAGAGTAATATTGGGTAATACTACATATTCCAAAGACGCCAATTTTGTTTTCAATCGTGAATCTGTGGTTCAAGCCGCCGGATACGTTGCTTACGATATACGGATAAACCTTGAGGCGGTTTTCACTGGGACCAAGGCAAGAACTGGTACAGCGGAAGCGGTCGCCAATTTTATCAGAGCCAGGATGTCTACTTACCTGGCTGCCGATATTATTGTTGGTGATGATTTGAACAATGGGCTTGGATTCAAAAATCTGAATGTAGTGGTTGAGGGCAATACTGCGGTTGTGAATATTTCAATCACGCCGGTTCAGGGAATTGATTTCATTCTGCCGACAATTTATCTCAGCGATATTAGGCAGAGTGCATAACTATTTGCGAAGGAGCTAAGACATGCCACATTTAAATACTGGTGCAAAGACTCAGGTAATGACCGGAGCAAAGGCAATTTTTAGATTGAATGGCCATCAGGTAGCTTACGCATCAAGTGTCACCTACAATGAAAATCTTCAGCTCGAAGAGGTTAATGTCTTGGACCAGCTTGAGACCAAAGAGTTGGCTGAAGTCGGTTACAGGGTAGATCTTTCTTGCCAGACCTTCAGAGTGCAGAATCAATCGGTGAAACAACTGGGCATTATGTCCAGACTTCAGGATGTTCTTACTCAGGGTGATTTGACGGCAGAGGTTGTTGATCGCATTTCAAATGCAACACTTTTGCTTATGGAGGGTGTGAAACTTGAATCGCGTCAAACCACGGTGGATGCCAGGGGGCTTATGACCGAAACTTGGAATTTCCGTGGAATCAGGTCTACCGATGAGGTTGAAGATTCGGTTACATAGACGTTTCTTTATATAAAGAATTGGCTCGTAAGAGCCTAATTAGATTGAGGAAAAATGAAAAAGTACACTTTACCACAAATGGATCATGTCTTTTCCGTCCAGGCGGTCGGTGAGGAAACCGGCATAAACTGGGTTGGAGAATTCACCTACCGAAGACCTACCCTCTGGGAGCGCAGTCAGATTGACGTAATGCGAGCCCGTCTCAACGGCGATATGACTACGCTTGATCAGAATGTCGCGACATTCAACGAAGCTATCGCTCATCTCAGGTACACCCTCAAAGAATCCCCAGAATGGTGGAAAGAGGCTGACGCCGGTGGTGCGCTCTACGACGCCAACATTGTCTCCATTGTCTACAACAACTGTATGGAATTCGAAAAGAAGTGGCTGGCAAAACTGTATGGAGGCAAAGCAGAGGCAATAGAGGCAAAGAATGAAATTCAAAGCGATAAAGGACAGATCACTTCCGTTAGCGGAGCTAAGTGATTCCAATTTTCATCGGATTGCAATTTCAAATCTTGATAGCACTGAGCGAAAAATTGCCAGATGGTGGGCTAAAAAGTACCGAACGCCACTAAAGCCTTACCGGGATCACACGTTTGAAGAGCTTCTGATAGAGATGCTGGAGGAC